ATTTTGCGATAGCTGTCTGTGCGCCATGCTCGGCAATCCCGTGTCTTTTTAATACCGCCTTAAAACGTTCTGACCTTTGCTCTCTTTTAATTTCTGATGCTTGGTCGTCCAGTGCAACTACAGGCATTTTAATTTTTTCCTTTTGGGCGACCAAGTTTTGTTTAAGCACGGATGCCGCCTGTCCGTACATTTCGAAGTAAACACTTGTTGAAATGTGATGTCAACTTATAGTTTACGTTTTAAGTATTCCATTTGGAAATTGTTAAATATTCATTTAGTGACACTTGCCAAGTGGCAGGCCCCGTTTTAATATGTGCCATCGGGTTTTAAACATTGCAAATGGGGGCTGTGATGGGAATACGAGAGAAGTTAGAAGAATTCGTATCCAAACTTGAGTACGCACGAAGCACTGGGGACAACAAATACCGCGCAAGATGTCCAGCGCATAACGACAAAAGCCCCTCCCTCGATATCAAAATAGGCCATACCGGCGCGATCATCATGATCTGCCGGAGCCACGGCTGTGCGCCGAAAGATATCATGGAATCCGTGGGGATGTCTGAGAACGATATGTTTCCAGATGACCCTCACACCCATCGCGAAGGATTCCGAAGGCATAAGCACTGGGTGCCGGAAGACGACGAGTTCATCGTCCGCATCGGCCTTGACCAGCCACGCAACCAGTTCAGCAAGCAGGACTGGGAGAAGTTTCAGGCCGCAGTCAAACGTGAGTCGCGCCGACTGAACTGCAACGCGCTGGAGTTCTACAAGAAAAACGCTTGGAGCCGCGAAGCATGAAGTGGTTCAAGCTGTACCCCGAGATCGCAAACCATCCCCGCCTGAGAATCCTGTCTTTCGAGGACCGCTGGCACTACGTCTCTCTGATGTGCGCAAAGGCGGACGGGACGCTCGATCAACCTAACGCGAAGCTCCGTGACCAGATGCTGTCAGTTCATCTGGGTCTCACGCCTGTCGAGATGGCGCAGGTGAAGGAGCGCTTAATGGACGTGGAGTTGATCGCGGAAGACTGGGACATCATCAACTGGGAAGACAAGCAGAGTTCTGATGCGACTGGGGCCGCTCGCAAGAGAAGGCAACGCGCAAGAGAGAAGCTCGCTAAAGAAGAAGAAAGAAACAAGAATAAAGAACAGAATGTGACAGTCACGGGACAGTCACGGGACATCGAAAAGGAAGAGACGGTAGAGAGAATCTGGAAGCTCTTCCCCAAGAAGGTGGCTAAAGCCAAGTGCGTCAAGAAGCTAGAACGGCTCGACACTGCCACGTTGGGTTTAATTGAGAAGGATCTCCGCGCCCGCGTCTGGCCCACCGAGACGCGCTACATCCTTAACCCAGAAACCTACATCAACCAAGAGCGCTGGCTCGACGAGATCTCCATGCCAGAGCAGAAGGAGGAGGATCTCTATGTCTAGAAAGCCAGCCGACAGTGAGTTCATGCAACTCGAAGACTTGGACATCAACTCATCGCTAGAGGGATTCCAGAACGTCTTCACCGCAGGCGAGTTCACGGAGCAGGTTCTCGACTTCCGCCAGCACGGCGTCAACAGGGACGCATTCTTCCCCTTCTGGGACAGGGAGGGCGACAAGTTCGCTCTGCGCCCGCGCGAGGTGACGATCCTGTTCGGTAGTCGCGGTTCCTATAAGTCCACCGTCGCCAACTATCTGGTCGCCGACTACGTCATGCACAAGATCAAGGCGGGGTACATCAGCTACGAGATGGACACGCCATATCTGCTGAACCTGATGGCCAATCAGCTAGCGAACAACAGCAATCCGACAGATCCCTACGTCGAGAAGTGCATGGCCCTGATGGACAAGTACCTCTACGTCATCAACGAGATGGTCGATAAGCCACACGCCGCCATCGCGAAGGTGAATCACATGCTGAAGCAGGGGTGCAAGTTGATCGTGCTGGATTGCCTCCAGCGGATCACGATGCCCATGAACGATCTCAATCTGGAGCGAGACTTTGTGGTCGAGTTGACCAACCTAGTCCGCACCCACAACGCCCACCTGATCCTTGTTCACCACTCACGGAAGACAGGGCACTCGGATGGGGACAACCCGCGCCCAGTGATCGATGACCTGAAGGGGTCCGGCGGCTTGGCTGATAACGCCATGAACGTCGTGGCCTGCTGGAGTAACAAGAAGAAAAAAGACAGGCAGTTCTGGCTGGAGAACGGGGCCGCTCCCCGAGATGACGACGTTGAGCTACTGGCTCAGCCGGACGTCACGATCATGATCAAAAAGCAACGCCTGTCTGGCTTTGAGTCAAACATCGGGCTGTGGCGCACAGATGCCAGAGCCTTCCACACGAAGAGCGGCAAGCCATTTATTTACAGACCGGAACTGGAGGGGTGATGGAAGAAGAGCGCTTCGCAATGAAGATCAGGGAGGCAGGTGAGCAGATGCGCACTGCCGAGGAGGAGATCGCTCGGGCAGAGGCGATGGAAAAGATGTTGTACGCCAAAGCCATGGTCAAAGCAGAGGGTGAGGGGCACAAGACAGCCGCCGCCCAGATGAGATTCGCAGACCTTGAGGGGGATGTTTACAACGCCCGCGTCAACAGGGGTGCCGCCAAGGGAATGCTCGCGGCGGCGAAGGCTGAGTTCAGAGCCTGCGAAATTGAGTTCGAGCAATGGCGCTCGGAGAAAGCAAGTAATCGCCTAGAGAGGAGGGCATACAACGCATGAGGGAAGAGAGAAAAGCAGTGACGTGTCGGCTGAATATCAAGGCGCTCAAGTCACTACAGATCTTGGCGCGGAAGCAGAAGAAGCCCCTGAACTCGATCCTGATCGAGGCCATCAACGAGGTGCTGGCGAAGCACGGAAGGAAGGCCATCGCAACGGAGGGTGTGATCGGGAGGCCAGTCAACAAGTGAAGGGCCGCACTCCAACGGCTGATGAGAAAAGGTGGATGGACGATGTCGCTTCACTGGGTTGCATCGTCTGTCGGAGAGAGGGTCACGGTGAAACCCCTGCGGAAATTCACCACTTGGACGGGAAGACAAAGGTGGGTGCGCACTTTCACATCATCCCCCTTTGCTACCACCACCATCGTCAAGGCAGTGACATTCAGCAGTTCACCAGCAGGCATCCGTACAAGCGCCGATTCGAGGAGCGGTATGGGCCGGAGCTAGAACTGATGTTCATCGTCGAGGAGTTGGTGAACAAACTCAGGGAGGAGAGGGATGGCGGCATCGAAGCTTCATGAAACGAAGGCCGACAGGGATCGCGAGAGGCAGGTTGCGGAATGGTTTTCTGCTTACTGGCAGATGGAGATTTTTGAACTGCCCGAAACCTACGTCCTTGATTACACCTTTCACAAGGGAGATCCCCATCACAGCGATGTTCGATTCTTCACTGAAATTCGTTGTCGATTCCACGACTACGGAACCTATCCAGACATTTTTGTCGGGATGAGGAAGCTTCAGTACGCGGACTGGCTGAGAACTCAGGGTTTCAAGACGCTGTTTTTGGTCGCATGGAGGTGCGGCACTTTGGGGTGGACTGAATTCATCAGGCCATCCGGATTTAGGGTCGCGGGAAGGAGCAAGAAGACTGCACGGAACAAAGAGGACATAGAGCCTGTTTGCTATTTCAACTTAGATAGATTTGAGGTTGTTCATGAGGGAGAAAGAAGCGCTGAAGAAGCTTGAGTCTTATGTACTCAAGACTTACGGGGAGCACTACGCAAAGAACGGATTGCAGGCAATCGATTTGATCATTGCTAACGGCTACGGCATCGAACATGCCATGGCTTGCGTCATCAAGTATGCGTCACGGCTGGGCAAAAAGGAGGGGGCAGACATGGAGCACGACATCATGAAGATCTGTCACTACGGACTGCTCGCACTGGTTGCGCTAGAAAAAAAAGAGGGCGGGAAAAATGGCTAAAAAACCAGAGACCAAAGCGCCAAAGAATCTTGAGCGCTTGATGGGGATGGGACTGGTTACGTTCACGGCTGAAGAGCTAGTCCACAAGATGCATATCCCGATGAATGAGGTGCGGCTGATGATCTATCTGGGCATCCAGACAGACAGGCTGAGAGTCGCGATTGAGATGGGTAAATACGGCAGGGAGAACACGCTTTACGAGTGTGTCACTTGGCGACGGGAATGGATGAG